CGGTTGGGTAAACCACTCAGGTTCATCTAAGTCTGTAAGATCGAATGAGTAGATACCAAGCGGTGTGCTGTTGATATAGAAAGGCAATAGTTCGCGGTGGTAAGCTTGCTCAATCAGTTTGCGGTACTTATTTTGCTGTATAAGTAGCGTAGAATAATGGGTTTGGCGACACTTGAGTTCGATGAAGTGACCGGCCTTGGCACTATGGCAGTCGAAAGCATCGTAGATACCAGGTGCTCGCTGTAAGTCTGGGTAAAGATTAAGTTTAAGAAAGTCAAACAAGATTAACTCGTTCACTGGTACGGGCTAGGCCCACCGAGTTTGGCGTTCAGCTCACGCAAAGCGTGGTCGCATCTACGATCTGCTGTAGTCAGGTGGCACTCTAGTATCTCACCTATCTGTGCCAGTGTAAGGTTCTCGTGGTAGCGCAGCATAAGAATACGCTGGTCTTCCTGCTCTAACTTCTCATACCCCTTCTTAATATCAAGGAGCATTGCAAGTAGGTTGCCACCTTCTGCGGGTGAGGAAGAACCTTTAGGTTGTCCATCTTTAATCATCTCTTGTGCTTGCTCTAGCACAGTGCCATCTATGACTGATGCAATAACGAACGGCAATAGTTGAGCGAGTGCGCCTATCTGGTAGTAAGCCTCATCGCTAGTGTGATAGCCAGACTTGATAGCCTTTTCCTTGCGTGCGTAGCGTTCTGCTACGCGCTTCATCTGCCACGCTATCTTCTGCTCGTTATGTCTGCGCTCAGTAGCATCTTCTACACTAAGCTGCTCGTTGATATAAGCAACGCGAATCAGCGCCCATTGCACACACTCTTGCTTAAGATCATCTCTATCTACATACCTGTTGTACTGGTTATGTACAACGCGTGCAATACTGGGTACGATATCAAAGATAGCTGGGTTTAATTCAGTCACTGTTCTTTTCCTGTACCTCTGGCCATACGCCATCAAGTACTAGCATTGCTATCGCTGAATAATTTAACAGGTCTAAGAAACTATCTCTAAGAGATTCGTTAGATGGCTTCACGCCATTGTCTAGTAGATTATTTATTCTCGCTACCTTATCCCAAATACGCACACGCAAACCATTAAGCGGTCCACCTGGTGAGTGCGCTATATTCTTTGGGCCGTAGTCGTGGTGCTTACGCACAAGCAGGTTGCCAGCTTGGTCCATAATGCGCCAGACATCAGCAACAAATGCCTCATCTACCTTGTCTGTGTAGGTTGCACTAGTAAGGTCTCGGTTTCCAAATTGATCTCCAAGATGTGAAAGCCCATATGCTGCAAAGTCTGTATCATCTGTTGCCATTCTGCCTTATCCAATCTGCTCACCTACTAGCAAAGTCTTAGTCGCTTCCGCGCCATAGGCTAGGTAGTAGTCGTTGATGTCTAATCCTGGTGGTAGTGTAACAATAACTGAGTTCAATACCTCTGAAGCCACGCGCTTTGCAAACTCAGCGCCTGGGTTGGAACCATCTTCTTTAATGTCGTTATCTCCTACGATATACACACTGTCATAGCCGTTCAGCAACTTAGCAAAGTGTGGCTTCCAAGCCTGCACTCCAGGTATACCAACGGCAGGGATACCAAGGACTCCTGAGACAATGACTGTATCTAACTCACCTTCACATACCACGATGTGTTTACTCAAGATAGTGCAGTCAACTACGTTATAGAGGTGAGCCTTCTGCCCAGTAGGGCTACCATACTTAGGCTTGCCATCATCTAGTCTGCGGAACTTAAAGCCTACGCAGTAGTTCATATCAGTAATGTATGGAATAGATATCCAACCTTCCTGCATCTCGTGGCCGTTCATAGGATCAACCACGCTACCTAACATATAGAGAGCTGCTACCTCTTCAGATATCCCACGTTCGGCTAGCACGGCTAGCGCCTCTAAACTTATCTGCTGTGCGTATCGCTGCGCCGCTTCCAGCTGCAATTTCGATTGCACGTTTGAGGCCATCGTTAAACTCCAAGTTCTCTAGTATGCACACTAGGTTTGCTGCATTGCCACCCTTACCGCAGGTATGGCAGTAGTACAAATTATCGTATGTGTTGATAACAGCAGATCGTCTACTGTCTGTATGTAAGCAGCACCGGACACTGGCTGACTTACCTTCTCTTACTTCACCGCCAAAGAATTTAACTATGGCATCTATGGGGATGTCGTTGGCGTCAACTGCGCCTTTGAACTTGCCACCTTTACGTACCCTGTTCCAGTCCTGTGCTGGCATACACACCCCTTCACACTGCACTTATCGTGCCACTGTGCAGCACGCTTGAAATGGTTAGCCTTGTTCTCTTCACCTGCCTTAACGCAGTCTGAGCAGATCACGCTTGGTCCTCGTATGGGTCATCCATATCTGGGTCAAACTCAGATGGTTCTGCTTCTTCTGCGTCAGCTTCAAGAATTGCTTCTTCAATCAGTGACTCACTTGGGTCTACTGGGCCTGTTGATGTGCTGATAATTCCTTCTGGTACTGGTGTCATTGCTTTTCCTTTAACCATTGTGTTAAGTCTTGGACCACCCAAGCCTTCTCTATGCCAGCGTTGCGACGCTTAACTACAACATAATGCAGTGGCACTTCCCCGATACCACGAGCCTTAGCGTAGTTAAGCGCCTCAACTTCTGCTTGCCTCCAGAACTCCGGCAGGTCTAGCCGCACAGTGTTCTTGAGTTCTAGTATGTAGGTCTGTCCCGAGACAACTACAACTAAATCTCCTTCGTCATCTTTACCCGCTAGACGTAAGCGGTCTGCTACTTGACCCATAGATCGTAGCCATTTCATTACATCAATCTCAAAGGCTGCGCCTTTTACTTTATTGTACTTCGGACTTGCCATCTTTACCTGTGTCATAGATGGCGTTGCCGTTCTCATCAATCTTAATCTTAAATATCTTCAACTCAATCAGCGCCATAATCAGGTTAGCCATATCAGACTTGAGTTGTTTAATCTCATTCTTAAGATACTGGATCTCTGTATTTGCCATCAGACTGCCACCTCGTGTCCGTACTCATCCTCTGGAATAATATCGCCAGAGTAACCAGCACGCGCATCGCGTGCAAACATAGCACCATAAGCGTTCTTATCTGATATCTGACAGTTGCCATAGCTAACACTGAGCATTGCATAATCCTTTCCATCGGCTGCGTGTGGACCAAAGCGGTTCTTCACTGCAGCAATCTTAAGTTCATTGTACTCAGGGTTGTAGCCCAGTGTAAGAATCAGTGCTGGTAGTTGACTTACCTTGCCGTGAATAGCACGCCGTGCTGGTGGCTCAGTAGGTGAACCATACTCTGACTGCTCAGAGACGTGGTGCAATACCAGTACACACGCCTCAGTCTTGCGTGCCATATCGTGCAGATCCATCATAATTGCACGCAGGCCAGCCCATTCGTTGTCTGTCTCAGCAGCTACATTCATAAGATTATCTATGATGATCAACTCAGGGGCTTGGCCGTACAACTCGACATAAGCCTTTATCTCCAACTCGATATCATCGAGTGACGGACTGGAATCAAAGACCCACTTGATATGTTTTAATTTATCAAATGCACCATCGTAAAAATGTGAGTCAGTCGAAAGGTTCTGCTCCACATTTACTTGGTTATGTCCAGAGGCGTGCGCTGCAGCTCTTAACATTACAGTTGTAGTATCGGTATCTGCTGAGAAGAACAGCGTTGGTACCTTTGCCTTAACTGCGTAGATAAGTGCAAACATAGATTTACCAGCGTTAGGAGCAGCAGCTACCATACAGACCTGTCCCCTACGGAACTTGATCTGCTTCTCTGATAGTGCAACCCACACGTCCGGAAGAGGAGTGGCTTTGGTAAGCACAGTCCCCCACGCACGCTGTAAATCAAGCACAAAATTCTCCAAACGGAAGTACGATATTCTTTTCTTTGCGTATATCTTTTCTTTGGAACTCGGTCAACCCACCCCAAATACCAAAGCGTTCGTGTCTGATGCCCCAGTCTGCACATTCAGCCTGATGGATACAGCTTCCACAAATAGAGACAATAAGTTTCTTTTCAGGAAATGAACTACTCTGTTCAACAGGATAGTACATCTCAGTATCTATGCCCCTACAACGTGGTTCCTCGAATTCCCAAGGACCACGCATCCGCTAACGGACCCAGATAGTCTCGCACTTATCTAACGCACCCTTGGGTGCTGCACACATATAACCCTGCCAAGGTCCACGTGCTGATGTGCCTGTCTTAAAGGCCATCACGCCGTGCTTACATTGCTTAGTACCAGGTGCATCAAACTGTGATGGTGCAGATGGTGCAGCAACTGGTGTTGCTGTGAACTGTGCCTGGATATTCTGTACTGCAGCAGCAGTGGTGTTGCCACCTGATAGATCATTGGCTGTTGCCTTGATTAACGCAGCAACCATACCTAGGTCATTAAGACCTGTCTCAAGATCCTTTACGTCTGTTGCATAAAGATTGATAAGAGTTCCATCAGCTAACTTGTAGTTGATTTGGAACTTTGTGTTTTCGTTTGCAGCCATTTACTTTCCTCCGTTTGATTTGATATTTAGTCTTGTAGATTCTGCACCAACAACCTTGGGTACAAAGCCTAAAAGTTTTTCAACTTCCTTACTGTCAACTGTCTCACGACCCTTAACAGTTGTCCAACTGATTTCTATACCACTCGCAGTAGTACCAGTAGCACCCACTAAAGATTCTTTTAAGGAATCTCTTTCTTTCTCCAGCTCTTTAATCTTGCTATCTAACTGTAGATAGTGCAGTGCGTGCTTGTCAATTTCAACGTCCTCAATCACGACTTCACTAAGGACGATACGTTCTTTCTTAAGACCACCGCAACCCATCTGCTCTGTTGCATCGTAGTACTGGCAGTAGTCCTTGCAGAAAGATTGATCCTTCTCAGGTTCAGGTAGCGTAGTAGATGCTTTGACTGCCTCAAGCCAAGCAAATGCTTCTAACGCAATCGCTTCATCGTAAGGTTCGGTATGTACCTTGACATCTTTTTCAGCACCATCGCGTGCTATCGCTACAAGGTTAACTGTCTTAACATCGTAACCATTCTTAGATAGTAGATAGCCATAGACCTGTACCTGCCAACGCTGTTGCTTTGATGGAAAGTAACTAAGGTTCTTAATCTTAGATGTCTTCCAGTCAATGACAGCGCCGGTGCTTGGTACAAATAAATCTACGTGCGCTTTCATCTCACCATAGGCAACCTCGGTTTCAACCAAGTACTCTTTGCCTTCAGGGTCAATAGCACCGATAGCTTCTTCAATGGCTGCGTGGATAGCAGTTCCCATAATCGCTGCGAGCTTTGACTGGTTATCGTTTGTGTGTGGCTGAGCATTGAGTCTGTACCAGACCTTGCGCTTGCAACCACCAATCTCTGATGGACCAACTTCTGTCTGCTGACTTCTGTCACGACTTTCATCTTTAGAATGCAATACGTGCAGTAGTAATTCCTTTGGATCTTCTATCGCCACTTGCGGTCATCCCTCCAGCTTAGCCAGGTATCAAAGCCGTAGGCTCCTACAAATCCCAGTAAAAAACAAATCAAACCAATCGCAATCAACTCTTTCATTTCATATCCTTGTCTGTGCTATCACTTGTATTGGTGGGTGCGTATTGATATCCAGTAAAGATGCAATCCTGACTGCCTCTTCTGCAACCACACTTGCTGTAATTACCTTATTGTAATTCTTAGGTGGCAAGGAATACAAGTACCCAAGGGCATAATTTCCACCGGAGCCTGCCGAGAATAGGCCACGCTCAGATGTGTTAAACGATAGGTCGCCACCGATGGAGAACAGGTTTGTGTTGAACGCAATAAGGAATGAGAAGTTCATCTCCTTGTTATCAATCTCGTAGTTATTTTCTTTGAACGCAGCTGAGATACTAGGCAGTACTTTGCTACCCATAAAGCGCGTTGGCTCTTCACCGCGATATAGCGGTGGCTTCCACGCGTAGGCAAGGATGTCACCTGGGCGTGAGTCACCAGTAAGACCGAGTAAGTATTTACCAGTGTTGACTATCTTGGGTGTCTCAACGGAAATGATACGTTGATCTCCGTCCGTGATTTGCGAGTCAGCCGCAAGAACTACGAAGTCGTTGCCTTGGATTCCTACGAGTGTTGTCATACTGGGCATCTTATCACGGCGTGTCGCAAGACACATACTAGGCATAGGGTGTCTACAATATGAGCCGTAGGCGAATAACAGTAGGCGGCCCTCACGGGCCGAGAGGTAGGAGGCCCGACAGTATGCGGCTCCGTCTACCAACCCTGCCAAGATTACGCCATAGGAACCCGCTACAAGGGTTACCAGAGGTCGCAGGAGCCGATTTGCGGGGCTTAGGTCCTATCCACGTCTGTACGTGTGGGTCGCAGGTATTTAGCGCTATGGTTTCCTTTGATGACTACGAGCTAGTCTGGTATTTCTTAGATGGAACCTGCGTCAACTGTGGCAATCTGGTCAAACTACCCTGCCCTGTAGATCGTGATGAAGCACAGACTTACTGCGATTAACGAGCAGGACAGGACTGGTATATGCTCAGTCTGTGGTCCTGTTAGAATCAAACTTAGAGATGCTAAGCGAGAAACCCTTAGCGCCCGATACAAGTGCAAGGCCGTCTACATCAAGGCATACAACAAACTCTTATACCCGTACGCAGTCCACAAGAAAGATTACTGTGAGCACTGTGGCTTCAAGCCAGTCCACATCAGTCAGCTTGACGTTGACCACATCAACGGAGACAGATGGGATAACAACCCGTCTAACCTACAGACGCTCTGTGCTAACTGCCACCGTCTAAAGACTCATCTTAATAACGACAGCAACTCTGGCATATTTTAGGCATAAAAAATAAGCCCCCGTCCCGATTAAGGGACGAGGGCCTTGGCCTCGCAGTCAAACTTTACTTGGCTTTAGTCATTGTCAATTCGTGCTTAGGGTTAGCCCAAGCAATAATTACTGGAACGATTGCAAGCCATAGCGTATTAGCTGCGTGCTTCCAATCTCCTGCTGAGAAGTCAAGTGGTGACTTTCCGATAACTACTACTGCTGTGAGAGCGTTACCAACGAACCACTTTGCCCACATATCTAGTACTTTTGTATTGAACTTCATTGTATCTCCTTAGTCTTTGAACTTCGGTGACCCGAAGCCAACAATAAATGCTGTGAGTTTGCGCTTATTATCTTTCTTGTAAGCGCGGATGCGCTCTGCTACTTCTCCACCGTTTGCTTGTGAACCTGATGTCTTATGCTCAGGTGAAGTATTGCCCTCAATGGTTGTAACAGTCCCATCAAGGTTATCTTTAAGCACAATACCAACGTGCTCTACTGGAGCACCGCCTGGTGCGAAGTCAAAGAATACTATGTCGCCAGGCTTGGGCTTGGCAGTGGCTGCATTAGACCAAGCACCTGTGCCTTGAAACTTTGCTACACCAGCTACTGTACTTACGACATTTGGGATCTTAAGACCAACCTGATTAGCACACCACATAACAAAACTGCCGCACCAAGGTAGGTAATTCGCTTTAGTAAACGCGCCATATTTTGTCTCATTATCCTTTGGTCCTTCAACTGTGCCAATCTCTTTACTGGCTGTTGCTATAAAGTCTGCACGCTGGCTCATTGATTCTCCAACTTAGTCTTAATAATTGCTTGATTGATACGCAGTTCAATAGTTTCTCGTTCAATGCGATCAACAGAGTCTTTCATAGATTCACCACCGTTGTTATATAACTGGTACTTAATCTTTTGTAGGTCATCACATACTGGGGTTAAAGCAATCTCAACTATTGTTTTAATAGCGTGATGAAATGCTTTCCACAACCCGTACAATGCTGCTGTTCCTACGAAGAAGTAGGCATAGACAATGCCTGACCAATCTGACGGTGACAAGATAGTGCTCCTATGCCGTTCTTATAGTAATAAGCAATAGACCACCGTATCCGGAGTATCGTTTATCAGTTGGTGTGCGGTTGATAAAGTCCATCTCTTCAATGAGTCCAAGGTATGACTCACCAGTACGGAAGTCTTCTACCTTGATTAAGTCACCAAGGTTTTCAAGAGTTTGCATAGTGGTTAAGCGGTCATATGCTGAGTTCTCATAACCAGACGGGTTACTAAACTTATCCATTGCGTGATCGTAGAGTTCTACTGGGTACTGGATAAGGCGCTGACGCGGTACAGATGGCAGTACTCGTATCTGGTAGCCAGTAAAGAGTGGCCCCTTACTGCTATCAGTAGTAGAGCGATTCATTATGAACTTAAAGCCTAGATACTGCTGAGGTGTAGCAGGGTATGAAATACCAATCTGGGTAATGTCTGCGCCTTGGTCAAAGTAACCGATTGAATACTCGTTGTTGTAGGCATCTACAGAGTAGATAGCAAGTGAGCCATTGATTGATTCATAGCGTGGCTGTAAGAACTTAAAGATTTTATTTTCAAGGGTATTGTAGCGAACAAAGGCAGTACGCATAGTACCTGTAGGTGTCAGGCGTGTAGCTGTCTCAATGTAGTTCTTACCATTGGATACTCCATTGTTTGCTGTACAAAATACTAGGCGGTCTGTATTGCCTGCAAAGGAACACGATGTTGTGATAAAGCCTGTAGTTGTTGGGTCATACAAGTCCCAAGCGTAGGCAAAGACTAGGTTAGTTCCAACCTGTTGACCTAGGTTTACGCGAGT